GGATGCTGATTTTCTTCTCCACTCCGGGAATGACCATGATGAGTCCCTTGCTCACAAGCTCATTGCCGGTGGAGGCGGTGGTAAGGATGGTTTCCAGTACCTCACCGTTGTAATTGGTGTTTTTTACTACTATTGCCATAGTGTCCTTTATTATGGTTGGTTTTACTTCTTAAGCCGGTCTTTTATCTCTTTCATGCGGCGTGCGAACGGCCCATCGCTGTCGGTCGGACGGTTTATGTCCTCCATGACCTTGCGCTTGGGGGTGAGAGCCGCAAGAGCAGCCTTGCCTTCCTCCATATCACGCTTCAATATGTTCTCGAATGTGGGGCGCGTCCGGGCGTTGATACGGCCGTCCTGCTCGGCCGCGTCGAGAAGGGAAGCACGCTCCGTTTCCTCTGCCTCGGCCGCCTTGTCCTCAAAGCCTTTGACCTTCTCCTTGAGTTCCCTGTTCTCGTTTTCCAGTCCGGGAACCTTGCCTGCCGCCTTCTCAAGGGAGTCAATCTCCCTGAGAACCGCGGCGTCATCCGCGCAATCCTTGAAGCGCGGATGCTTTTTTAATTCTTCTAAATTCATCTGGTTGTCGTTTGATGGCTTGTCAAGCCGGTTATTGAATATGCTGTATATCTGCTCCGGGGTGCTGTCGTCCGGTACCGGGTCGGCATCATAGATACCGTCCACAAGTCCGAGCGATAATGCCTCCCCGGCGGTCAGCCAATGGTCGTTGTCATCAAAATAGGAGGATTTTATTTGCGCCTTGTCCGTTTTCAGCTTTGAGGCGAGCATATCGGCAAGACTGTCCTCGAGTGCCTGTATCTCATCTATGCACCGGCGCAGCTCGGTCTTGTTGCCATAGCATCCGCCACTGACGCTGTGGAGCATCAACCGGGCATATTTGCTCATGGTGACAGGCTTCCCGCACAAGGCAAGCACAGCAGCCATGCTTGCCGCCACGCCGTCTATATATATATGTATGTCGGCCCGGCTCCCTTTCAAGGCATTGTACAAGGCTATTCCGCTGTAGACGTCACCCCCTATGGAGTTGATGCGCACATCAATCCGGGCACCGGAATTCTCGGCGGCTTTCAGCTCCGACACGACATTGCCGCTTTTGACATCGCCGTAATCCCCGATTTCCCCGTAGAGAAAAATCGTCACGGTGCCGTCAGGGGCTGTATGTATATTTAAATATTTGTTCATTATCACTGGATTTGATGCGGTCCTCCCGCGGTTTATGGTGCAAAATTGCTATAAAACAACGGGGTATGAAAACAGTGGTTTTATCATACAGCTTTATGGCCGCATGATAACGCCGTAAAGTTGTATCATGCGGAGCCTCTTTCGCCAACTCCCTTTTTTATAGCAATTTTGCATCATAAAAATCAGGATTATGGCAGATTTAACGAACGCCCAGAAAAAGGAATGGGCAAAAACATTATACCTCCGTGAGAACCTCACCCAACAGGAGATTGCCGACCGTGTAGGATGCTCCCGCGTCACTGTGTCAAACTGGGTACGAACCGGCAAATGGGAGGAACAGAAGGTGGGTATCACCTTGACAAGGCAGGAACAGGTAGGAAACCTCTACCGACAGGTGGCGGAAATAAACCGCTACATCGCCGACCGTCCCGAGGGTGAGCGGTTCGCGACATCGAAGGAGGCCGACATCCTCGGCAAACTGGCGGCGGCCATCTCGAAAATGGAACAGGAGATAGGCATAGCCGACACCATAAGCGTGCTGACATCATTTATCGAATGGCTGCGCCCGCTTGACCTCGAGAAGGCGAAGGAGATCACACGGTTTGCGGACGCTTACATAAAGGACAAGCTATGAGACAGGTTGACAAAATAGCCCTTCAGGACTGGGAGAAATTCAAGGAGGACATAGCGCGCTCGACTCCGGTTGACAAGAGCATGACACATGCCGAACGGGAGAAACACCGCATATACCTCGAGGCCCACCCCATTGAATGGATAAAGTTCTTCTGCGCCCCCTATGTGAAAAGCGAGTTCGCCGGGTTCCATAAACGGGCCATCAGGCGCATCATAGCCAACGACGAGTGGTTCGAGGTGCTGTCATGGAGCCGTGAGCTCGCGAAGTCAACCATCACCATGTGCATTATTCTGTATCTGGTACTGACCGGGCGCAAGCATAACGTCATCCTGACTTCCAACTCCAAGGATAACGCCGCAAGGCTGCTCGCGCCATACCGGGCCATGCTCGAGGCCAACGGACGCATTATCGCGTATTACGGCGCGCAAATGACTCCGGGGGCATGGACGGAGGACGAGTTCCTGACCAAAAGGGGCGTGGCCTTCCGCGCCCTTGGAGCCGGGCAGTCGCCACGTGGCTCCCGAAATGAGGCGATAAGGCCGGATGTGCTGCTCGTGGATGATTTCGACACCGACGAGGACTGCAAGAACCCGGACATCATACAGAAACGGTGGGAATGGTGGGAAAAGGCCCTCTACCCTACCCGATCCATTTCCACGCCCACATTGATTGTCTTCTGTGGAAATATTATCGCAAAGGACTGCTGTGTGGTACGCGCCGGTGCCATGGCCGACCACTGGGACATCGTGAACATACGCGACAAGGATGGAAACTCCACTTGGCCGGAGAAAAACTCGGAAGAGTCTATCGACCGAACCCTCTCTAAAATAACCACCAGAGCAGCCCAAGGGGAGTATTTCAATAATCCGATATCTGCCGGGGAAGTGTTCGAGACGGTCACTTATGGCAAGGTGCCGTCCCTTAAAAAATTCAAGTTCCTTGTTGCATACGGGGACCCGTCCCCCGGCGAAAGCAAGGCGAAGAAGGGCAAGTCATTCAAGGCGGTGATGCTGCTCGGGAAACTCGACGGCAGACTGTATGTGATAAAGTCGCGCCTCGCAAAATCACTCAATGCCGAGTTCATAGACTGGTACGTGCAGCTCCTCGAGCATGTCGGCGATGACGCCCCGGTCTATTGCTACATGGAGAACAACAAGCTGCAGGACCCGTTTTTCCAGCAGGTGTTCCGGCCCCTTGTAGCCAAGGTCCGCAAAGAGAGGGGGATACAACTGTATATCCGGCCTGACGAACGCAAAAAGACGGACAAGGCCACCCGTATCGAGGCGAACCTTGAGCCGATGAACCGGGAAGGGAACCTGATACTGAACGAGGCCGAACGCGACAACCCGCACATGAAGGAGCTCGAGGACCAGTTCCGGCTTTTCACCCTGACATTGCGCTATCCCGCCGACGGGCCCGATGCCGTGGAGGGCGGCAACCGCATACTGGACGAGACCATGCGCAAGGTGGAAACGCCCGTCACCCGCTCCCGGTCGGAAATAAGCCGGCGCAACAAACGAAGATTATAACATATAAATTCCATATATGAGCCAATTTGTTCAACTTTCAGATTATGACGCATCCATACACCGTGAGATACTCGACGCGCTGACGCGTGACGATGATACGGTGGTGGAGATATGCGAGGACAGGGCGATAGCCGAGATGCGCTGCTACCTGTCGAAACGCTATGACTGCGACCGCATCTTCTCCGCCACCGGCGACGGCCGCCACCAGCTGGTACTGATGATGGTACTTGATATTGCCGTGTACCATATATTCTGCATACACAACCCGCAGAAGCTGTCGCAGATACGAAAAGACCGCTACGAGCGTGCGGTGGAATGGATGAAGGCGGTGGCGCGCGAGGACATCTCGATAGAGGGAGCGCCCCTCCTGCCCGAGGAGGAACGGAGCTCCGGCGCGTCATTCCGCATACGAAGCAACCCTAAACGAGTCAGTCACATGTAACCACCACCATTATGAGCAAACGAAAAAAGAACCCGGGAAACCGCCCGGGAATAATCACCTCCGGAGGCAATATCCCGCGTCCGGGACAGTCACGCCCGAACGTCATCATGCTTACCCAGCCGAGACGGTTCGGCATAGACATAGCGGACTACACGGCGGCAATCAGGACTGCCGAGAATGTGGACTTCCCACGCCGTTACAAACTGTATGACATGTACGCCGACATACTCATGGACTCGCACCTGTCCTGTGTCATAGAGAAACGGCGCAATGCCGTGCTGTGCTCCGACATCGAGTTCCGGCGGGACGGCAAGCCGGACGACAAGGTTAACGAGCAGATACGCTCACCTTGGTTCTCAAGGCTCGTGAGCGACATTATCGACTCCCGGTTCTGGGGCTTCACGCTCTGCCAGTTCTTCAAGGACGGCGAATGGATCGACTATAACCTGATCCCGCGCAAACATGCGGACCCGGTGCGCCGCATCATACTGCGCCACCAGACCGACATCACCGGCATCGCGTGGGACGAATATCCCGACCTGCTTTTCGTCGGGCGCCCCGACGACCTCGGGCTGCTTGCCAAAGCCGCCCCGTGGGTGATATACAAGCGCAACACCACCGGGGACTGGTCACAGTTCTCGGAGATATTCGGCATGCCCATTCAGGAGTACACATACGACACGGACGACGAAGGGAGCCGGGAGCGCGCCATATCCGACGCCGCAAACGTGGGAAGCCTCGCCACGTTCGTACACGGCAAGGACACCTCGCTCAACCTCATAGAGGCGGGCAACAAGACCGGCTCCGCCGATGTGTACGAGCGGTTGTGCGAGAGATGCAACAACGAGATCTCAAAGCTGTTCCTCGGCAACACGCTTACCACCGAGTCGTCCGATACCGGCACTCAGGCGCTCGGAACCGTGCATAAGAAAGGCGAGGACAAGATAACCCAGTCCGACCGCCTGTATGTCCTCGACGTGCTGAACTATGAGGCCGCAGAGATATTGGCCCGGATGGGGATCGATACTGCAGGGGGTGAGTTCTGTTTCCCGGAGAAAAAGGATCTCGACCCGACATCCAAAATCAACATACTCACACAGCTCCGCACAGGCTTCAACCTGCCCGTTGATGATGATTACCTGTATGAGGAGTTCGGTATCAGCAAGCCGGCCGACTACGAGCAGATAAAACGCGACGAGGAGGAACGACGCGCCCGGGAAGCGGAGGAGGCAAAGCGGGCTGCAGAACAAATACCTCAGAAAGACGGTGGCACAGACGATGATCCGGAAAAACCCACCGATCCGGAAGAGGAACAGCCGGGTGACGGCAAGGACCTGCCGGAACCTGACGAAAAACAAAAAAAGACTTTCAAGAACTGGCTGAAAAGTTTTTTCGCCAAAGCCCCGTGGAACACCGGGGCGGCTTTAGAATGGTAGTTGACAGCCTGTATTACGGCAAGGGCTCCGATGTGTCATCCTCGTTCGATTTTTCCGACGAGGCGCTGCGCCGTGCCCTGCTGAATATTTATTCAAAGGACTTCCATCCGGCATCCGACATCGAGACCACTCTTTTTAATGAGGTATGGGCGACAATGGATAAGGCGGTTGGAAAAGCCTTCGGCAATGTGCCGCCCTCCGATCCTGACGCTGACTTTATAGAAGCCCTGCACCGGAATAACGCCGTGTTCTCGGCTTTCAAGGTACACCGGGCACAGAATGACATGGCACGTCTTTTATTGGACTCGAACGGCAATCTGAAGCCGTTTGAACAATGGTTGAACGAGGTTATGCCTATCGCAACCCACCAGTGCCGGACTTGGCTCAGGACCGAATACGACACCGCGGTCATACGCGCGCATCAGGCTGCCGACTGGCGCCAGTTCACAAGGGAAAAGGATATACTTCCTAATCTCAAATGGTGCCCGTCAACCTCCATCACACCGGGTGAGGACCATCGCGTGTTCTGGGGCATGGTGCGACCCATCGATGATGATTTCTGGAGCCATCACAGACCGGGCGACCGTTGGAACTGCAAATGCACGCTGTCATCAACCGACGAGCCCGTGACACCGGTTCCCACAGGAACCGGCCCGTCATCAACACAGCAAAAGGGGCTGGAGAATAATCCGGGCAAGGACGCAAAGCTGTTTTCCGACACCCACCCGTATAAGACGGAGGCTCATGCCGGTGCAAAGAAAGCGGTTGACAGGTTGTTGAAACGGCTGGAGGAGATGATGAGGGAGATGCCGGAATATTTCACCGACGAGGAAAGAACCGCCATAGCCCGCGACAACCTCGAGATTGAAAAGGCCCTTGGCATAACAAAGGGCAAGCCTATGACGGTGGAGGACGCGGACAAACAGTCCGCAAACCCGAATTATGTGCCTAAATACATCCTCGATCCCAAGGGGATATATCAAGACAAATACGGTAAGACCTATCGACTGAACAAAAAGTATGACGAAACCAGACACCGGCCGTTCGGTATAAACTGCCAGACATGCGCTCCGGCATATTCATTACGTCTAAGAGGGTTCAATGTCACTGCAAAGGCGAACACCAAGGGTTCCAAACTCGAACATCTAAGCCAAGGATACAACTGTTGGAAAGTATGGCGCAACTTAGATGGCACCCCAGCAAGGCATACAAGCACCAATGACTGGATGGTCGACAAAAAATATAAAATAATGACCCCCAAGCGTTATCTTGAGTTCTTTGATGAAGTCTGCAAGGAGGAGGGAGTGTATGAGCTTTCAATAGGCTGGAAAAGAGGGGGCGGCCACGCCACAATCATACAGCGTTTCAAAGACGGCTCACTGAAATATATAGAGCCTCAGGCTGACAATTCCGAAGGTTCGGGATATGAGTTCAAGGACCTTAAGTATCTTGCGGAGAATGGGGCTGCCACCAATCACGGCTGCCGTGGGATTATGCGTATAGACAACAAGTTATTCAATACCGAATTCATCGGCATCTTCGATAAGTGAGTCCAGTATGTTCATGGCTATATCTCCCGTAACCTCGTCCACAGTAGTGCCGTCATACAGATATACCGGGCAAACTCCGGCTGTAATATCATCCGGATAATGGTAATAATAGACCTGCGCACCTTGGAATTCTCCAAGATACTCCACATGCTCACCGTACATCGCCCGGAGCTCGGAGGCGGCCTTCATTACCTGTGACGGGATGTTCATTGTAATATGCAGTTTATAATCCACAAAAGTAACATTATTTTTTTATTGCAACAACATTATGGATATAAAAGATTTCGCAAGGCTGGTCAAAGCCAAACGCGGTGAGCTTGACACCCTTATGCGCCGGAATATGCCGGTGATCGCCGGACGTATGGCTAAAGACCATTTTCAGGACAATTTCCGCAAGGGCGGCTTTGTGAACGGAGGTCTGCATCCGTGGAAGCCGGCAAGAAGGCTGTCATCAGGCAATCCAGCGGCCGCATCAAATTACGGAACCCTGCTGTCCGGACGCAACCACCTTTTCAGCTCCATAAAATATATGCCGGGGGATTACCGGGTGCGCGTCGCCAACGATGCGCGCTATGCCCCGCTGCATAATTGGGGCGGCATTGCAAACCCGACCGTTACAGACCGCATGAGACGCTTCGCATGGGCGATGTTCTATAAATCCTCAGGACAGACGAAAAAAGCCGGTACAGGGCAAAAGAAACGCCAAAAAGGCGGTTCCGGTAAGCAGCCGGAGAATACACAGGCTCAATTCTGGAAAAGACTCGCGCTGACGAAGAGGCCAAAGCTCAAGGTCAAGATCCCGCAACGCCAGTTTCTGGGAGAGAGTGCCGAACTGTCGGACAGCATAGCCGCCCGGACTGAGAATGAAATTCGTAAAATTTTAAACTCATAAAATCATGGAAGAAATTTTTACCAACATTATGGAGCGCATCGCCGGAGGCATGCCGGAACTGTCCCTCATCGACGAGGACTACGGCCAGCTCGAAATGTCTGCGGAGGAGGACCGATACCCCGTCACATTCCCGTGCGTACTGATTGGCAATATCGATGCGGACTGGCGCGATCAGGGACTCGGCAACCAGAAGGGAGCCGCGCTCATCACGGTACGCCTTGCGGTGGACTGCTATGATGACACTTCCTTTGAGTCCGGAACTTATGACAAGATTAAGGATAGACGGCAAATGGACCTGAAACTATACAAGACGCTGCAACGGTTCAAGAGTGCCCGGTGCGCCACTCCCCTTGTACGTGTCAAGAGCCGGGATTATGCCCTGCCGGGATATGTCAAGGTGTTCGAGACGACATACGCATTCACCATCAACGACAATTCGGGGCAGTCCCTATAACTCGGGAAACAATGATAACTGGTCGTTGGTAAGACGCGGTTTCTTGACCTTGGGGAGCGGTGGTATATTTTCAGCGTTCCCGGTTCGGATCATGCGCCGGATTATAGCCATTATACGCTCCTCGGAGATAAAGAACTCACGTTCCGAGAGGATTTTCAGTGCGTCATCAAAGCGCAGCCGCTGCCTCTCGGTCCAGTAATAGTAACGACGGCACAAAGCCTCGTCACGGAGCTTTATCAGTTCTTTATCCCGTCCCTTTGCCATGTGATAATTATAATGCAAAAATAGTGAATTTGACGCTATTTAGAGCCAAAAAGCACCGTAAATATTTAATCTACGGTGCTTTTTGGTTAAGGGGTTGCCAATATTACACTACAGCCGGCAGAAGCTCGGCTCTATCCGCCGCCATACGCCGTTCTTGTCACGCTGCGAGAAGTAGAAGTTCGTGGCGGTCTTGGTGACCGTATGGCTCTCGCGGAAAAGGCTCATAATGGATTTGTATTCCTCGTCGAAACGGTCCTCCATCTCATAAAGCTTGCTGATGTTCTTGTAGTCGAGGTCACCCTGACGGTTGCGCTCGAGCAGGGTCATCGCCAACTGGTACATGGGATCGTCATACCCCTTCTCGCTTCCGGCCACGTATGCCTTCAGGTATTCCATAAGACGCTCGGCCGCCATGTCGGCACGTTCGTCAAAGGTCTTGACCTTGTTGCTGCGCACCTCGATCTTCATGTCACCGTCAACGATGGTGAAACTCGACTGGTCCTCCTTGCGCAACTGTCCGTACTCACGCATGATGGCGTAGAATCCCTCGGCCTCCCGCTCGATCCAGTCGCGGAACTCACGGACATTCTCCACCAGAGGCAGTAGATGGCCCTTTACCTCGTGCATGAACTGTGCGCGTATGGACTCGTATGCCTCGCGGCGGTCACGGGTGGCCTGCCGTTCCTCGGCTCTGAGTTCCTCAAGCAGCGCCTTGCGGTCGGCCGCTGACATACCTTTTAGGGTTTCTTTGATGTTTTCTGTCATTTTGTTTATTTTAACTGGTTAGTCACTGATTACTTTATCGTCTGTAAGAAGTCTTGCAAAAGCTCGGTCTCGCTCCGCTTTGGTATTGTACTTCTCGAAAGTCCTATAATCGGTACCTGCAACATGGCGTGCCTTTATACGGGGAGTCGGGTAATCATCTTTGCGGATAATTATAAATCCGGCTTTCAACACTTTGTCTTGGCTTTTTCTGTCCATGCTTCAGTCCTCCTCTTCGTAACTTTGCATCTCCGCCTCCTGACAGAGCAAAGCGTCTTCATATTGCTCGTAGGTCCATTCGTTGACCTCGTTGTAGAATTCCTCGCGCTCCTCGCTCGTGAGGGTGGCGGCTGCCTCTAGCATTTGGGTTTTCAGGCTGCCGATGGCTTCTCTGGTTTCCTTTCTCATGTCACTTATTTTTTTAGGGTTGTTTGTTTTCGTCTTATGGCGCGCAGCTTCTTGAGCAGCGCGTCCAGTTCGTCACAGTCAAGCCGGCAGAACCGTTTACCGGCTATCCGGCTGTCCATACACAGGGCATCGACTTTGCCCCAGTCTGCCGTGTCAACATCGAGCAGTTGCATCTGGTGGAGAACGGAGCTGCGCTTCTTACGCAGTATCTCACGGAGATTGTTGTGTTGATCCGGTACGCCCATTCATTTAGAGGGATTAAAAAATGTACATGGACAAACAACTTCCTTCCCGTCATGCAAGGTACGCACACAGAATTCTCCACCGCACATAAACGGGCTGTCGCTGACAACCTCATGCCTATCTCCGTTCAGATCGACCATGGCTGCACCTTTCACCATCCGTTCCTTGAACTGATGGAATTTCACACTCGTGAATGCTATGGCCTGCTTGCCGGCACTTTGATAGGCAAGCAAGCCCGTTCCCAAAGAACGGCACATGGCGAGCAACGTGCCCTCAACCTCCTTGCGAGGCATTACATACTTGAACTCAACTTCCTGTTCCGCTACATCAGGGTATAGCATGATAAAATCACTTTTCTTCATTTTTTACTTTATTAGATGGTTTCCAATCGATACTCACTATTGCCATTACTTCACCGCTACCGCCGCAGTCGGGGCACGGCACGGTCTCATCTGTATGCAGATCACCGTGAAACCACCCTTTGCCGTGGCAATAGCCGCACACATGCCCTTTGCTGACAAATCCCTCCTTGTGTATGCGTCCGGGAGGAGTCAGATTGATAATGGTCTTTTTCTTGCTCATATTATCACGAATTGAATGTTAAAATTATACTCTTGCATCAGACGCCGTATTTGAGGAACCCGCCTCGGATCTTTGCCGTAGGGGTATTCGATGCACCGGGATCTGGTGTCACACCTGATACCCTTCTTGCGAAGTTTATAAAGGAGGTTCTTGCGCCTCATCGCTCTTCTGTCCTTCATCGAGTAATGCTTTTGCGGCTCCCTCCTCCCATACGGTGATCGGTTCGCCCGGGTGATCCAGAAAACGGCTTTTGCACATGGCCTTGAAGCAGCTGACAAATATTTTCACATCCGCGTCATATTCAACTTTCTTAGCCGGGCGACCCTCGGGTTTCATTCCTTCGGCATGGCTAATGAATATGAGAAGCTTGTTGGAATGGTGCTCCTTCATTTCGCAGTATGCCTGATAGCTCAGGCCGCTGTACTGGAAGGAGTCTATTATCACGATCGGCGCGCTCTTCTTACGGCTCAGGCGCTCGCTGAGCTGGTCCATCGGCTCCCGGTCAAGAACCATGAGGCGCTTGCGTGTATCTTCCATGCCGTGACGCTTGAGGGACTTCTGGAATGACAGGCTCGTTCCCTCCTCCAGACTGTCATAGATAACCTTGCCGAAGCCGCAGAGATATTTGGCAAGCTGCATCACGAACGACGTCTTGCCGTTACCGCTGGCTCCCCATATTATCCACGTGCCGCTCTTTGCCGGGTTGCCGATGGCCGCCTGCCACTGCCCGGTGAATTCATAGCTCGGGATTTTCATGCTCAGGATCTCACCCGGGCTGTATGCTCTTTTAAGTTTCATCTTCTATTAGTTTTTCCTCTTTGCACTCTTTGTCTATTCTCTCCACCCGGTATTTCAGATAGCCGAAGTTTATATGCGGCGGGTGATGGATCGGGCACCGCTCTCCTACCCTCACCTCCGGCAACGGGATATAAGCCCCACGCCATATATGGCCTTGATACGGCCCGGCATCAATTACACGGCACGCGCTGCCTACCACGAGCCAAAGGAAATCCTGTCCCCGGTCCTCAAGTGTTATCTTAGTCATCGCTCTTTTGTTTTTCAAGTTCCTTGACAAGCAGACCGGCAAGAGTCACCGCGGTTTTGGCGATGGCAACCGGGGCGCCCCATGCCGGTTCCCCCTCCTCCGTCACTTTATCAACTATCGCGGGATTGCCCAATATGGCACACATCGCGTCCTTGGCAATCTCATACCTGCGCTGTTCCCAGTCAGGCTGACTACTCTGTAATCGCCGGTTCATGGCAATCACCGCATCCATATATTGCTTCTCTATTACCGTCATCATACCCCTGCCCTCCTCATTTTTTCTATTTCGGTATATACCCGGCGAAGGCCGCCTTTGGAGGCGTTCACTATGCGGTTTATATCCGCATCCGACGGAGC